GTCGTAGCTGTTGTAGAAGATACTGCACTATTAGAATTACCATTTGTAGTATCACCTGTAGTTGTAGATTGAACTGCTGCGAAGTTAGTATTCTGACCTAAGTCAGCTTGTGTAACTGCACCGTCCGCTTGTGCCATAAAGATTACATCTGGGTCGTCAACAATATATGCTTGAGCGTCGTCTGCTACTGTGCCTGTTGGCCAGTTTTGTCTAAACACTACTGTGCCTAGATTTGGGTCTGTGTAAGTACAACCTACAAAAACACCAATAACGCCGGCAGGGAATGCGTCTGCGTTGTTACCTAAATCTGTAACAATTTGAACTGTACCTGCTGTACCGTCAATTAAAACGACTGAACCATTATATATATTAGTTGCATATCCAGAAGCAATCGGTAATAGACGTGTAGAACCCGCGTATGGAGTTCCGCCTATATGGTTTACCGCTTTAAGTCCGTAAGGACTAGCTGTAGTTGCCATGATTGTTTCTCCTATTTATTTTTTGCCCTTTCCAAAACTTCGACCATTTTCTTGACCTTCAGCAAACTTAGGCATACGAGGATCATTTTGATTCATGTATGACTGGTCAACTGCTTCAGTCTGTGCTCTTGTTTTTTCATTTACAAAAGCTTGTCTTTGGTCCATCATTTCTTGAGGAGCTTTACATAATAATAGACCTCCAATTTCTATGCCTTCTTTAAATTGGCTATTGGGGTCTGCTTGTAATACGACTTCTGGGTGTTCCGAATGCTTCACCGGTTCCCAGCCTTCACGCATTTTTGAAGATACGTTCATGTTATCAGGCTCATTCAATAAAGAAACTCGAATCCAACGATAGGCCCATCCAGCTTTTTTAGTAAACTCTGGAAGGAGTGAGGCAGGTTGCCATTTTTTTGCTACGTCTTCTCTTACTTCAGTATCTCTTGATTCTCTTTTAATTACCTTATCCATTTGCGTTCTCCAATTTAATCATTTCTCGTGCATATTGTTCCGGTGTAAGTTTCAGCTTTTTCGCAAAAGCAACTTGTGTCTTACTTAATCGTACTTTTTTTGGCGCGGTACTACGCGTTGCCGGCGCAACTACATTCGAAGGTTTGCGTTGGGCGGGTTTTTCTTCCGGTTCCAACGAATTATCCCCAAAGTTCTCAGGGAATCGTTTTTGCATCGTTTCATCTATACGACGATAGTATTCGTCACTTGTAGGACTTAACCCACTCCTGACTAATTTTTCATGTACTCCTAAAGCTAATGAAGTCATTTCTTCATCTTTACCAAACCAAGTATTTGTTTCTTGCCATGCTTGCGCTTTTGCGTCTGGTTTAGCAACTTGAGGTTGTACTTGTTGTTGATTAGACTCTACACTATTTTCTACCTCTTGTGAAGCAGTATATTGAGGTTTTAATCCACTAGCTTGAGCTAATTTCATTTGAGCGCTATTCATTGCTCCTTGAGCTTCAACTATTTTCTCTGTGTCTCCAGATTCATAAGCTTCTTTATAATCACGTTTAGCAATTTTAAGCTCGGTTTCAGAGGCGCTAACTAAAGTCTTAATATAGTCTTCCTCACCTGTGCTTAGTGTAGTCTGTAGCTTTTTGTTTTGGTCTGCTACTTTTTGTGCATAAGTAACGGCTTCTTGTCTTTCTCTTTCAGCTTTTTCTTTCTCGCGTCTTTCGTCATGATGCATTTTTTTCAACTGCGCCATGCGTTGTTTAACTCGTTCAGAGTATCCTTCTAACGTATCTCCCTCTACCTCTTTTACAATATCGTCAGGTAGTGGTTCTTTGCCTCGATCTTCAGGAGGAGTATCATCTTCTTCCTCTATAAACAATTCTTCTTGCTTAGGTTCTTGTTCTACTCTTTCAACATCAGCTGTAGATTTTTCAGGTTTGGCTTTTTTGCCTTCATCTAAATCGACTTCTAGCTCTTCCCCTTTCATATCTAATTCATCGGGTATTTCATTTATTATCTCTGCCATCTTTGCTCTCCTATGCGCGCTCGTAGCCACGTGGATCATCCACTACAGCTTCAACCGTGTCGTCGTTAATAATGCGGAATTCTTTTCCGTGTATTTTAATTCTAGTACCTGCATAAGCTCTAGTAATAACGAAGTCTCCTTCTTTACACCATGCTCCTGTTGGAAACCTAGCTTCATCTTGATAAGCTAAATCCCCTAGCTGCATAACAAATAAGACCACTGTTGCATGCTCTTGCATTTGTTTTACAGAATCTGATTTAATAATTCCGCCTTCATAAGTATCTTCTGCTTCAGGCACCATACATAATATGCGGTATCCTTTAACATCAGGTAGTTGTGTAGTAAGTTTAGCTAATGCTTCATCCTCACTTACTTTTTTACCATCAGTGGTAGTTGTGTTTTTAGTTTTAATAGGTGCTCCAGAGCTGGAGACTATAGTTTTGTCAGGGGTAGCTATACTCATTTTTTACCCCCTATCTTTACAACACTGTCCGTAGGACTGCTTTCAAAGTCTTCGTTCTTTTTTTGATGCACTACTAGCATATCAGATATCATCATTTGGACTGTATCAAATCCTCTAACCTGTCCACATGCATGTTGATAACCTCCAAGGTCTGCACCACCTCTAGCCATGTCTTCCGTTACTTCGTTGCGTCTTTCTTTTATCTGGCTGGATAAAAGCATAAGCGTTTCTTTCTCTGCCATTTTAGTCCTTTTTATTAGTTAGTATTGTCCTCATCTTTAGTTTCTTTTATCTCGGTTCTGTCTCTTAACTTTTGCGTATGTGCAATAGTCTCATTACGTAACCTAGATTCTTCTGAGCGCAAAGCAATATCTTTTTCTTTGTTAATTGCTTGTGCTCCTAATTTAGCACCTTCTAGAACTTCTTTAGTTGTTATATCTTTTTGTTGCATTTCAGCTTTAGCACCTATATCAGCACCTTTAATTGTTTCTTGTGATTTAATTCTAGCTTGTTCTAACATCACATCTTTCTGTACTTCTACCGTTGCTTTCTGTTTATCCAGTTCTAGTTTAGCTTTATCTAGTTCTATATCAGCCATCATTTTCTGAGCTTTAGTTTTAGCTTCTTCTTGTTTAATCTGAAGTTCGGCTTGTTGCATTTGTAATACTGGGTCTTGAGCTTGTTGCTGTCTTTCTTCTTCAGAAGCTTTTAGACTACTGTCACCTAGAACTTTAGGTGCAGCTTCAGCTGTCAATCTAGCAACTTCATTCTCAATATCTATTGGTAGTGGCTCATCTATTGGTGGAAGTGGTACACCTAGTTTATTCTCAATTTCTAATCTATATTGGAAAGCAATGTGTTCTGCAATATGAGCTTCCATAGCAGCTTGTATCATTCCTGCTTTTGTACTTTGTCCTACTATCTTTCTAATTAGTGGGTCATCAGTAAATGCCATATGAACTGCGATGTGGGCTTCATGGTCTTGGTCAAGAAATGCTTTAACAGGTTTACCATTTATAATATTCATATTCTCTGTAACAGGACCTAGCTGTTTTATATCATCTTTATTAGGGATGAGTTTCTCTGCATTCTTAACTCCTAGCACATCTAACATTTGTCTATTGAGTTCTGGCAAGTCATATATATCTGGATTCTGTTGAGCCATTTGCATAACTGCTTGATACTGAACAACCTTCTGTGCCATAGTTGCAGCATTAGGATCAGCTACAGGTATAAGATTTACTTTATCGTAGTCAGCTTGTTTAGCACCGGGTGTTCCTGATGCAGGATCATATTGATAGTCTGGGTCTGTGTAGTCTTTAATTAATGTCTTAAGTAATCCAAACTCTTTTTTCATTGAGTAGTAGATACGTGCATTAACTGCCGACATTACTTTGAGTGTTCGTTCTAGTATTGCAAGTGTAGAACCTACAGGAGAGTTAGCTGACATATCAGATACTTTCATATCTGCAGCAGAAGCAAAGCGTCTACCTTCGTCAATAATTTTATCCATTAAAGCAGCGAGCACTTGACTTGGCTCTTTATATGGTAGTGGCATTAAGTTATCACGGATAGTTCCAGATGGTGCGTCAACATCACGCCACTCTGCTGGTCCAATTGGTGTATCATCACCTTTAATACGTAAGCCTCTTGCTTTAAATCCACCTGGGAGATTAGATAATGTACCTGCGTCTACTAACTGTCTTAATAACATTGTGCCTGATTTTGAAAAGCCACCAATCAAATGTATTAGTCCAAAGCAGTAAAATCCAAACCCTGGTATATAACCATAGTGAACAAAATGTTCACGGCGTTTTTTCATACTATCATCTTGATTCCAATTACGTCTAATTGCTAGAATCTCTGTAGTGCCTTTATCAATAGTAACAACGTAGGGTAATGCTATTCCTGTTTTTCTATTTCCATCTTTGTCTTCATAACCTTCTAAGTCAAGGTTAACATTCATCTCTAGTATTTTATATCTATCATCATTAGTAGCATCAAAACCCATCTGTTCTGCAATTTTTTTCTCTACTTCATCTAAGTCATAATCTGCTTCACCTAAATCTATATCTTTATAAAAACCTATTTCTTGCAAGTTATGAATTTCTTGTTTTGTTTTACGCATTACATGAGTAATTCGCTCTGCTGTTTCTAAGTTAGAAGCACCATAAGGTACAACCATATCTTCAGCTGGTACAAACAATGACACTTGACGTTCTAATGCTGGGTCATAATAGACTTTCTTGAATGCATTACCTGCTAAACCTAGTCCCCATAACATTCTCTCATGTTCAGGTCGATACTCTGGCATTTTATCCATGAGTTGATAATTCATATTCTCTTGAACTCGTGCTGCTGATTCTAAACACTCAGGTGTTTCTTTACCAATAATAGAAGTCTTCACAGGGCCTGCAGCTGGAAAAGTTTCCATCATTGTTTCAGCTTGGAATTTAACTAATGCTTCGGATAGGAGTGGGTGATATACAGCACATGCGCCTTCCCATGGTTCAGTGCGTTCTTCTATTTTAAGACCAAGAAGTTCTAAGCCATCAACATAAGTTTCAAGCCAGTCTTTTCTAGAGTTTATATCATTAGAGAAATCTTCGAGTAAATCTGAAGATAGTTCAGCTAGATATTGGTCATCTAATTCTTCAGCTAAGTTTTCAGAAAATGTATCATCATCCATCCTATCAGGATCAATAACAATTTCACTATCACCAATACCAATAGTAACTTTTTCTGGGTCTTCTATTTCTATTTCAATAGCTTCTTCATTTTCAGCTATTTCTTCTATGCCTTCTGGAGCTGCATATAACCCTTTATCTATGTCTGCCATTTTTATATCGCCCTATTATATACATCACAGTTTCTGTTGCCCTTGGACTCATTCCAGCTTCCTGGGACAACTTGTAAATTAGTGGGCTTATGTAAGCCCCCCTTAGTTAATGGCACTATGTGGTCCACATGCCATTGGAACCCTGTTTGTTCTGTTCTTAATTGAGCTAAATTATACATCTCGCTTATTACAAATTTATCTAGCTCTGTCAATCTTATCGTTGC